CTCGCCCGGCTGCACTTCCACTTCTTTGCCCTGCTCAAGCTGGAAGTTTTCGAGCACCGCGAGCTTGGCGTCGATGGGCTGACGAGGCACGTCGTCCGCCGGGATGTAGCGGTCGGCCTGCTCATATCCGACGAGAGCGGCTGCCTGATCCCGGATGAGCCGCCTGCGGCCAATCGGATCGAACGCGCTCGACAGCTCGGTGAGCTGCTGAAGGTAGACAGAGCGTTGGGCCTGCGATCCTGCGCCGACGGCCCGCACAGCACGGGTCTTCAGCCAGTCGACAGCATAGAAGGCTTCGGGCGGGACTCCGCGCTCCATGAGGCGGTTGATGATGAACTGGACCTCCCGGCCGCCGGGCATGTCGCGGCTCAGATTCTGGTTCGTCATGCGCCGAACGACTTCACGGAGCAGTCTGTCCCACGGAGCGTAGAACAGCGTCAGCGACGTGACGTTGAGCTTGGCCGCGGCGTCGAGTCGGGCGGCAACTTCGTACCGGGTCTTCTCCTGCTGCCCGCCGAGGACGGACGCTGCGCTGTACTGCCCGACGCGGTTGGACATCGTATCCGTCAGATCGTTGAGCACCGGGATCGCCGCGGTCGACATGTTGGGTATCGGGCGGTCGATGAACTTGACGTTCGGCGACATGACGGCAAAGGGCCCCATGTAGTTGAACGCCAGCGAGTCGAGGGCCGCCTCGCTCTCCGGCTGAAGAATCAGCGAGGACGAGAGCATGGCCCCGTCCACCATCTGACAGCGCAGGCGGTTGGACAGTTGCAGGTGTGGGTAGATCTTGTAGCCGAGGCCGCGGATCGAATGCAGCGTCCCGTTCGTGCCGTTCCCGTACGGGAAGAAGGTGAACGCCTGATTCATCGAGTCGTATCGATCGAGCCTCTTGTACAGGAAATCACTGCCCGAGCCGTCCTCGCAGACGATGAAGTGCGAGACCCTGCCAGTCAGCTCGCGTACCCAGAGATGGACTACCTGAACGGTAGCGGACTTCGCCACGCTGTAGAGATCGTTGTTCTTGAGCTCCGCCTGCACGCGCTCCCAGTCGAGCTCGTTGCTCGTGTTGTAGGCGCTCGCCTTCATGATGGCCTTGCGGACCTCATCGACATTCCATCCCATGGCGGTCGCAATTTCAGGATCCCGGATGTAGTCGAACATCTCGTGGATCGGCATGGTCTTGAAGCCTGCGGCCACTTCAAGATCCTGCTCGGACGTCGACGACTGCCGGGGAACGAAGATGCCGTCAAGCCCCGTGGTGCGGAAGCGCCAGTCCCACTCGTCGGAGAAGTACGAAATCCCGACACCGTGCAGCACGAAGTTGCGTGCAAGGTTCAGAAACCGCGGAGTGAAGTCCGACCACAGCCGGAGCGCCCGTGAGATCTCTTCAGAAATGATGCCGCTCCATTCGTTGCGCTGCTCAAGCTCACCCACCGTTGTCTCCACGCGCAGAAGATGTTCCACCGACGTCGTCAGGTCGACGTACGCCGACATGGCGTTCTCGAGGAACGCTTCTCCCTGACCGAAATTCAGATTGCACCGGAACGCCTGCCCGTTTGCCCGGAGATAGTTCTCGTCGAACGGTGGGGCCCCGTCGATGGCCGCCTGTGTCCGCGCCCGGTTGATGGAGTTGATCTCGTCGCCCTTCCGCAGAGAGCGGTACAGTTCGACGCCTGTCTTGGCGTCACGCAGGCGGGACACCGGGATTTCGCCCTTCTCGTTGATTGACTCGAGTTGGAGGTCTGAGAAGGCTGCGTGAGCTTCGTTCATGGTGCAAGAATATATGCTTGACAGATTTTAGCAAGCCTCTCTCAGAGCAGTTCTCTCCCGTGGTAGAACACTCCGTCCCACTGCTTCATCTTGTGTGCGAACGAAGACTGGACCCTCTGATTCGTCTCGAAGCGTTCGTTCCCTGCCAACCCGAAGCGCTCGCGGCACAGGTCGAACAGGACGAAGGCGGCGTCCGCGATGTCGGGGCTGTGGCCCGTACGCGCCCGGTACTCGGCCTTCGCTTCGACCTTGATCTTCATCGTGCCCTGCTTCTTCGTCTCGTAGGTGCGCCCGACCATCTCCTTCGCCAGATCCGGGCCGATGTTCCTGAGCTGCCCGGAGCGGAGCAGTTCTTTTCCGACATACCAGATTTCGGACATCCTGTTGGAGTACCGGGACCGCGCAGGCTCCTGATCGATGGCTGACATCCGGCGCTCGGTGGCGGGCCCGCCGAAGTTGACGCGGTAGAAATCCGACGTGCCCCACTCGACGGCGACCATGTCGCAGAAGGGCCCGCCGCCGCCCGTCGAGTCGATAGCTGCCGCACGTGGCATGACGCCCCGCTTCCGGCACTCGGCAATGAAGGCTCGGGCGATCTGTTGCGTCCGCGGGATCTCCTTGGAGAAGGCGTCCTCCTTGATGGCGACCCACTCGTCGAGCTGCAGCGTCATGACGCCGTCGCAGGGACCGACAGTCCCGAAGTAGCAGATCGTGCGGTCGCCGCCCGCCGAGAAGGATGGATCGAGTCCCGCCACCCGCGTCGTCGGGCCGGAGAAGTTTGCCTTCCGCGAAGCAATCCCGCGGATCAGCTCTGCCTCGGTGTAGATGCCGTCGGACACCCCGACAGGAGCCCAGAAGGCGCGGACCATCCGGTAGTACTGCAGACTCCGTTCCCCGTACATCTCTCGGATTCCGTCGATGACCTCGCGGCTCTGCAGGAACGGATACACGTGCTCCCCGGTGGTGTAGTTCTTCCCGAGTTCGGCATTGAACCGGATGCACTTGCCCTTCCGAGTCGCCCATTCGTAGTCAGTCTCCGTGATGGTCCCCCATCCGTCCTTCGGCTCACAGAAAACACCGAAGGCGTCGAAGTGAGACGCCGGGTTCCCGAGTGCCACGAGCTGAAACCCAAGGTTGGCACTCAGGTTGGAGTAGGCAGCGTGCAGGATCGATTCGGGGAGTTCCGGCAGCTCGTCCGCGATCAGGAACACCCGTGGGGCCTTGATACCGACGAGCTTCCCGACAGCTTCGCGCTCTGACTTCTTTTCCGACGGAATGAGGACAATCCCGGTACCGTCCCAGAACTCCGTGGGGTCGGATTCGTGCAACCCCCGGATCCGTCCGACGGAGTCCACCATCTTGCCCGGCATCCCTGGGACTGCCGTCCAGTACGCCGAGATGGACTTCCAGATACGGCCGCGGGCTTCCCGGAGCGTCGTAGATGTCGCCATCACGAGCGTCTGCTGCGGCGCGGCGAGGTAGTTGACAATTCCCCAGATGGCGAAGTTGTGGGACTTCCCGGACGACGCGCACCCGGCGACGGCGAGGTACTGGTTCTCGCACGCCGCCCTGAACATCTCCTCGGCCCAGTCGGTCCAGACGAACGGCTTGGGGCTGCCGGGACGGTTCCACAGCATGTTCACGACGTTCCTGAAGTGCCCAAACTTCCCGAGCCCGCCTTTCTCCTCGGAATGACCGTGCAGGAAGCAGTGCAGCTCGATGGTCAGGTCGTTGGTTCCCGGCGGGAAGACCTTGCCGTACCGCCGGACGCCCGGCTTCTGCTGCGCAGCCTGCGGGGGTTTTGGGGGCAGGGGTACAGGGACAGGTGGTGGCGGGGGCGGAAGGGCGGGGGCTGCGACGGCCTTGGGCGGCGCGGCCGCGGCTTCCTCCTTCAGGGCTGCAGCGACACGGTCGTGCAGCGGCGCGGGGCCCCCTGGGTCCCACACGAAACGCTTGTTCTCCGCCAGCAGCAGCTTTTCACTGTGCTGGAAGAGAACAAGCCGGGGAATATTCTTCAGGGGTTTCGCTTTCGCCATCCGGGTGCTACTTGGCCTCGTAGTAAGTCTTCGCAGAATTCACAGAGGAATCAAGTGGCAGATCAGGGGCGAATGTGGGCGACGCCTTCATAATCTGAAGGATCTGCGCCTTGGCCTCGTCAACCCGGTCCTCGGGCACTTCGCATACGACTTCGTCGTGCACGCGCAGAACGACTTGCCACCCGGCCTTGTGGATCTGCATGACCTTTTCCATGAAAACGTCACGGGCGAACGCCTGTGTGATGTTCTCGACAATGGTGCCGAACCACACGCGCATCCGCACAAACCCCTGCTTCGCGAACAGGCACGAGACGCCGCCCTTCTTCTCCTTGTCGCCCGGAGTGTACGCAACGGAGCGGTACAGCACCGACCTCCCCGATGGAAGGGTGACCGAGTAATCCTCGCCGACGCTGGAGCGGAGGCCACGGTCTAGGGCGTTCCACAGCTTCAGCAGCCGCTCGTTCTTGGACCGGAACAGCCCGACGATCTGCTGGGCACGCTCCAGCGCCATCTCGGCGACGGTCGCCAGCTTGTTGGCAGACATTCCGTACCCGACACCGATGGCCATCGCCTTGAACATGGTCCGCAGGTCAGGGTCTCCAACCTTCAGGGGCTCGGGCTTGGCGTACATGCCCCAAGCGCGGGCCTGCGCTTCGTACCAGTCACTCACGCCGCGTGATGCCTCGAGAACTCCAAAGTCGCGGGCGAGGTAGGTCAGGGCGCGGGGCTCGATGGCCGAGAGGTCAGCCGCCACAAGAACATACCCCGGACGCGCCTGCAGGCGGTTGCGCAGGTTGACCCCGTACATCTCGCCGCGGGGCAGGTTCTGGAAGTTCACCCCACTCGTGCCGCTGTCCCGCAGAGTGTGCGCCCCCGCGTACATCAGCGGAGTTGCGACAGTTCCGTCCTCGCGCACGCGTTCAAGCAGCGAACGGAGCTTCTCGCGAAGGGCGTTGATCGATCGGTACGCCTGCATGTCGCTCACCCACGTGATGTCTGGGTGCTCCGCGCACCACTGCTCGGTCTCCTTGTTCTTCTTGTCGAGACTCGCCGGAGGTACGAGACCCAGAGCCCGGACGTGCTCGCAGAATGACGGGTATGACAACAGTGCCCCCTCGTAGGCCCACGGGATCCGGCGCTCGATGTCGGCAAGCAACCCCGACAGATGATCTATGTCCTGCTTCACTCCGTCGGCGTCGAGGTACATGCCGTGGTCCGCGGAAGACCGCGTGAGGGCAGAAAGCTCCCGCTCGTGCTCAGGCCACTGGTCGCTGAACTTGAGCCAGAGCTCAAGACAGAGCTCGGCATCCTTGACAGCGTACCGGGTGACCTCTTCCCGGAACTCCGGGGTCATCTCCTCCCACTTCTGGTTCTTCATGTCGTCACGAGTCGACTTGTCGACGGTGACGCCGAGCAGGAACGACGAAGAGTCCTTGAGGCTGCGCGGCACTCCGAGGTACGCGACCATGTCGGCGGTACAGTGCATCGCGGCTGGAGAAAAAGCCGGGATCTTGCCCTTCTGGAAGAGCCACCGGGCGACGGGGCCGTCGAACGCCATGTTGTGGGCGACGAGGACGGCTCCGTTGAACTGCGTCCAGTCGAAGCCTTCCGGAGGCCCGGCGTACCGGGTTCCATCACTCCCGGCGACAGTGAGCATGTATGCGTCGAACTCCGGGTGCCGGAGGTACGCGTCCATTCCAGCGACGGTGATGCTGCAGGTCTTGCTGTAGTAGGTCTCGAAGTCGAATGCGAATACTTTTGGAGATGTCATATTTCAATGTAGAAAAATTCAAACTCGAATCACACCCAAGCATCTGCGATCTCTTCAGGGTTGATCTTGGAGAAGTCCGTTAGAATCCGTGAGGTTATTAGTTCCGCAAGAGTAGCCAGTTCATCCTCAATGGCGTTTTTGTATTCGTCAGATGCTTCTCCTTTATCCCTGCGTTTCTGAGAGCATCCTGCGTAGAAACAGCAGCAATCTCTGTGCTGAATGTACCAATGCGGATGTTCAATGTCACTTCTAGGCTCTGTGTCGAAATATAGAATCCGGA